AGCCAAGAACACTCAGCTCGTGAAAAACTATGGTGAATGGTTTGGCTTGAACTATGCAATCACTTACTTCTACAATGCGTACGGCAAGAACGAGATCCAGGAAGGATCCTATGCGACCCTGATCGCCAAGTTCGCGAAGCTAGTACGAGATGGTAAAATATTGTCGGTTACTCTTCCGGGCACTCAACTGCGCAGCTTCACTCACGTGGATGATATTGTGGATGGCTTGATCCGGGTAGGTGAAGATGGTGTCGGGGATGGCTACGGAATCGGTTCGGATACATCTTACACGGTTACAGAAATCGCACTGCTGTTCGGTGGTAACTTCGAGTTCACGCCCGCAAAACCAGGCAACCGACTTTCCTCCGAGCTGGTAACAGGAAAAACTAAGGCACTTGGCTGGGCACCGAAACGCAACCTATCTGAGTATATCCAAGAAATTATGAAGGATATCTATCGTGGCTGATTATCTATACGAAACTTGTTATGGCAACATTGGATCTGTGGCTCGTGTGAATCGCGCCATGAAAAAGAAGATCTTTTCTGATTTCTATCTGGTCGTAACCGAGCTTGATAAAGCAGAATCCAATCGAGTTCGAGATTACATCTCTGAGTGCAGCCCAGATTTCCAGGGTATGTTACCCAAGTTAACTTCTGATGCATTGTTCAGGGTCGAGCTCTGGCGTACAAAATAAAGTTTTACTTTTATTACTACCTGTGGTATAATAACTTATCAACACAGGAACTCAAGTGAATACTCAATCTATCATTGTATATCGTAACCCCTTGGAACAACAGTTTTGGGAATCGGGAATGCTTTTTCCGATCATGATTTTCATGATTGTTTTTATCGCCACCTTCTTGGCTACACATAAAATTCAGGAAATGATTTTTGGTAGTTGGAAGGTATATACCGAGAAATGGCCCGTTTGGATTAACACCGTCGCGGGCTTGGTAGCAGTGGCCCTGGCTATTTGGATGCTCTAAAATGAAAATGAAATACATCATCTCGGAAGACGGAATTCCCATGGTTTTCTCGGAACTCCAGCAGCACTCAGAAGTTGCCCGTGCAATGTTCAATAAAGTCGTGGGTGCAGGTTTCTGCTTCATTGCCGAGGATCGTATGTTCACCTGCTACGGGGAAAGTTATTCCCTCAAGATCACTTCTCGGGGTGAAGTAGATTCTTCTATCTTGAATCGGGTTTTCGGTTTGAAAGACTGAGGTTTACTTTTATTGCTACCCGTTTTATAATAAGCATATGAAAACATTCTTCCCCTTCCCTTCTATCGGCCAATTCGCCAATGCCATCCGCCATGTTTCCCAGCGTACTCGTTATTCGGGCAAGGATAAAAACGGTGATCCGGTTTACAATAATGCCCCGCTCCCCACGATCGAGTACCGTGGTACAGTAAAGATGCACGGCACCAATGCCGCAATCGTATATGATCCCCATACTCAGGATCTTGCATTCCAATCCCGTGAACGAACTCTTACCCTTGAGCAAGATAACGCCGGGTTCATGCTCTCAATGCTGGGCAAGCAAGAAAAAATTCTCGAGATGATGGATGTTATGCGGATGGCCATCGGGATGCGTGTTGATCCTGCCCGGATGGTGGTGTTTGGTGAATGGTGTGGCGGTTCTATCCAGAAGTCGGTGGCGCTGAACGCAATTCCCAAGATGTTCGTGATCTTCGGTGTTAAGGTTATCCCCAGTGTTGAAGATGGCACCGAAGAAAATAATCTGTGGATTGATCTAGATTGGGTGAAACACATCACGCTCCCGGATGACGGCATCCACAACATCCTCAACTTCCCCACCTACGAGATGGAAATCGACTTCGAGAATCCGCACCGGGTTCAGAATGATATCGTTGAGCTCGTGAACAAGGTGGAAGCCCAGTGCCCGGTTGCCATGGCATTCTTCAAAGAGTTTAATGGGTTTGTTGTGAATCAAGAAACCGTGGATAGTTTGCCGATCCAGTTGCGAGGTGAGTGCCAAAAGATTTTGCAGACTGAGACTGAATTCACTCTATCTTTTTGAAAGGCCCTGCCTGAAGCCCTCTGGTATAGCAGTGCCAGGCTTTAGCCTTTTATTGATTGTGCCGTTTGTATACCAAATTCGGCCCTTAGTAGGATCTTCATTTGTTTTCAAGAATTCAAGCCTTCCTAGCCGTATTTTCTCTCTAGCCTCAACCGAGTGAGTTTTTGCATAAAACGGATTTTTATCTCCTAACCGAGCAGAACCATACATAGCATTTTTCGAACCAGAGTTTCTAATAGAATTAGCTATATTTTGCTCGATACTATGCTTTCTTCCGGAATTATGGTGTTTATAGTCTGCTGAATCGGGATTATACTCTGAGACGGGAATTGCTATAGTTTCATCCGAAGGTGTACGTACTATAACTATACCAGTAGTATCCCACCCCCATGAAGCTTGCTTTGATCTATTATAGAACTTATTAGAGACTGCAACATTCAACCTATTGTGAAGCTTTATCTCCATTTCTAATGCTTCAATTCGAGTCTGATAAAGCCCAATCACTTTATACAAAAAGTGCGTCGGATTATCTTTTTGATCCCGCATAAAGGCTTTATCTCTGCTAGAGCTAAAGTACTTAACTCCGATATCTAATTTTGGGTGGATTCTGGAAGTTCTAGCTCCATAGTAGTGCTTTTTCTCTACTAGGTTGGTGATACGGTAGACGTAATGATAAATAGTTTTGTTGCTCATAGAGACTCCTAACTGGGTTGAGTAAAGGTAGCGGAACTTGGCGGTTCGCGGCTACCCTTTATTTATACTCCTGTGATTTTAGATTATGCTTCTATTTGAGAACTTATCCTCCGGCCAACAACTCATTTGGATCAACAAGATTCAAACTATGATCGACGCCGGTTTTTACAGCCTTTTTTGTGAGACGGTTGAACAAGCCGCCAAGCGGATGTATGAGCATTCAGTGAACAAATAAGTTTTACTTTTATCGCTACACCTGATATAATATAATTTAATCCTAAACACGAGAAAAACATGCAAATCAATTGGAAAAGTAACACCTCCTCCGGCGCATTCAATATCGATTTCATCGGTGAAGGTTTAGTGTGGACCCCCGTGGAAACAATCAATGACTCTGGCTACTGGTTCAAATCTAAAGGTGAGCTCCACTCGGTAACGAAGGTGAAAACCACAAAGCTGGTCGACGTGGCCGAACTCGAGACCATCAATGCTTATGTGGAGATGTTTGTTACCGAGAACCGGCTTGAGCAAATGCTTCAAAACATGGTTCGGGAAAAGCTACTCCCTTTCGAGATGCAATCCATGGGCGAGTTTATCCGACTTGTGTATGCCGATTGTATCAAAGAATCTCAGGACGAGATCGTGGAGAATCAGATCGACGTGAAAAGGCTCGGGGGCCCGATCGCCAATGTGGCACGCCGCTGGTACATCAACAAATTGAACACAAAATAAAATGATTCAATATCGAGAGTGGGCTCGACCCAAAAAACAGAAAGATGGATGGCACGTGAACGCTAATACCCCCTATAAATTTGAAGGTTTCTTCCTTTTTGGCATCATCCCTCTTTATGTAAAAAGGATTGGTCTGTGATTGATTTTCAAAGAACAGAGATTGACATTTTATATTCCCGCAGCGGGGATAGGGCTTTTATTGATGACGTTGTTTCCAAACTAAATTCCTACAAGGAACAGATTGACTACAATTGCCATAGGTTCATTGATCAGTATGGCCCCAGGCTGGACTCCGAAAAACCATCCAAATATCTCAAGTTCATGAAAATCCAGAACGAGGAATATTCCAAAATCACCCGCCTGATGAGAGTTATCAATGCCTACACCAAAAACTGATTCGTTCTTTATCATGACGCCCGAGGCCCTTGCCAGCAGCCTGATAAAGTTCTCAGACAATGTTTTGTTCCGAACCGCGACCGACTTTTCTCAGTTCATTGAAACAGAGGCAGTCCGTCAAGACAAATCCTGTACCGAGATGATCCTTGAGTACTGTGATGAAAAAGATATCGAACCAGATGCCGTGAGCAAACTCATCAACGAGTCTCTCAAGGGCAAGATAGAAAACGAGATGATCGAATCTGGTCTCCTTGACAAACGGAATACCCTAGAAGGTTACTGATGAATGGTTTCAATGTATGGAAAGTGCATCGGGCGGTGAAGATGCACTTCACATCAAAATACGACTTGTTCCAATACAAGGGAAGATTTGTTCGAGACAATGAGGAATCTTTTGCCAAGGTCAGGCGGCGTGTTCAGTATGAGATGATATCTTCTAAATTTGAACGACCATATGATTGCGTGGAGTATTTTGTCTCCAACATCATCTATACATCTTCGGACGAATCCTTCTCCGTGACCGCCTGGGATAACTATAACAGGTGGATCAAAGAGAAGGAATCTCTCACAAAACTCATTGCTGACAATCTGGACATCCTTGACCTGGAAAAAGATCTTCACGATGATGTTCTCCCCACCCTTCTAAAATATATCGTGGCTGGAAAGATCATTCCCCAGACCGCGGTTGCCATAGACGAAAACATTCCCTTCCTATCCGTATGGAAGAAGAAAAGTTATTTCGGGTTCGATGATACTGTGTTAAAATTAACCAAGCTATCTCGATTCTGTAAATATAACAAAGAACGCATCTCATCCCTCATCTCTCAGAAACAAAGTGAAAAATAAACCAGCATTCATCTCCCCCGAACATCGCCGGGAAAAAATTGTAGAACATAGCAACCGAGAGAGCCGAAAGGCAGTCCGGGACAAGCGGTACTACATCATTGAGGATGAGGCCGAAATTGATCGCTTGCTCTCGGAGGATCTATCCGCCGGGGATGAGTACGAGGTTGAGTAAGTTTATTGTTGGTTCCGAGTAAGTGTGATAAAATTGATTTTTAGGAGTTATTATGACTGTAGCAAAAAGTGAAGTGAAAACCGGTAAGAAGCCAGGGGCTGGCGCCGGCATGAGCCAAAACGTGCGCAAGATGGGCCGACCCGTCTACAACGTGATGTCGGGTGGCGTTACGATTGACTGGACGGACAAGCTGACGGAGGCCGTGGGTTCTTATGATGAGGCGGCGACCTACCCGAAGGTTATCTACTCTATCGACGGGGATAAAATCTCGTTGATCCGTAGGAAGGACTGGAATTCTTGATGTATAAATAAAGCACTACCATAACCATTCCTGGTTGGTAGTTTATCCAGGCCCTAGAGGCCTACAACAAGTAGAGTCTATGACTCAGAAAGAAAACTATGACAAATCTATCACTATCAATTGCAGACCTGCGGGCCCTCCGCTCCAAAGGTTTTGGTCAGATCACGGAAGCTCTTAACAAAAAGAGTGAATACGCCCGGGACGACGACAACTTCTTCAAGCTCACGGCTGACAAAGCTGGAAACGCATCCGCAGTTATCCGCTTTCTCCCTAAGCACGCTGATGACGAGCTGCCATGGGTCACCTATTACAGCCATGGTTTCCAAGGCGATAACGGCAGGTGGTTGATTGACAACTGCCCATCTTCGTTGAATCAACCCTGCCCGGTCTGTGAGGCAACTCGCAAGCTGTATCAGGGTACGGATGATGACAAGAAGATCGGCGCAAAGCGTAAGCGCCGTCAGCACTATGTGTCCAACATCATGGTCATCTCGGACCCAAAAAATCCAGACAACAACGGCAAGGTAATGCCCTTCAAGTATGGCAAAAAGATCTTCGAGAAGATGATGGGCGCGGTCCAGCCAACGTTTGAAGATGAGGCTCCGGTCAATATCTTTGACCTGTGGGAAGGCGCGGCATTCAAACTCCGTATGCGCAAGGTTGAGGGCTACCCGAACTACGACCAAAGCACCTTCGAGGCTCCCTCGGAGATTGCGGACTCTGATGATGCCATCCTGGCTATCATGAACAAGGTCACTCCCTTGAATGTTGTTCTGGCTCCAGCCAAGTTCAAGTCGTACGACGAACTCTCCAAGAAATTGGTCTCCGTTGACGCTGAAGGTGGTACGGGTTCGGCTGCTGAAAAAGTGGTTGAACAGATGCATGCCGAACCAGCAAAGAAGGAAAAGAAGGTTAATGCCCCCGCGGCAGTCGAGGCTCCTGAGCCAGGCGGTGCTTCGGAAGAAGAGGACCTGACCGACTACTTCGCTTCGCTGGCAAAGTAAAAAATGGATAACCAAACTCTCATCCAAGAGCTTGAGTTTATCTATCGGAAACTTCTTGAGACCGGCGATTTTGCCAAGGCTCAAGAAGTGCTGATCAAACTCACTGACATGAAGTCACAGAATGAATCTGGGACACCCAGCGGCAAAAATATCCTGCTTGGGTAATCTCAGACCATGTGCTGACGCATGTGCATCATAATGAACGGCTCTTGATTACGAATCGCGATCCGATTCTTTATGGATGTAGTGTTGTTCACATTTGAAACAGGGGCGCTTACTATTGTAGTGGGCGCCTCTTTTTTCGCCTCATCTTTAGCATCCTCCACGGCCTCGGTGTTTGTCTTGATTGCGTCCTGAAGACCGCTGATATCTTCGGACTTTACAATTTCGGGTTTGGTGGGTTCAGGTTGGACCACGGTTGCCGGTGTTACTGGAGATATTTTTTCACCCTGCGCGCCGATCATATCTTCGGGTACTTCGATCCCCATTGCTTTAGCAGAAGCAGCACTCATAGCACTTATTTTAGTACCGCTTTTCTTTTTGGTTTCAATCAAGTTTTCCATTGCAGCCTTATCGGCTGCTTTCAGCTTGTCTGCTTCGGTCTCCATACCAAGAATACTCTTCATCTTGTCAACGCCCGAGAATAAAGCAGTCCCTACTGTATCATTCTCATCACCGGTCATTTTGCCAGCCAGAGGGTCCAGAACAAATTTATTCAGGGCCCCGCCCGCAGCATAGCCCGCAGCACCGGAAGCTGCCACCGCTGCCGCTGGCCCAAGTATCTTTGCCGCCATTGTAGCCATAGGCCCGATCGCTGCGCCTACCTTGAGTGCCATAGGGCCGAGTGACGCGGCTACCGCGCCGATCTTAGCACCAATAGGTCCGAGTGCCTTGGTTAGTTTACCCACGCCTGGGACTAAATTCATGAGCATGTCCAAGAGACCAGACTTTTTCTCTTTCTCTGGTTCTAGTCTCTGAATCCTTTGGTCACCCTCAAGCCCAGCATCACTTCTCTCGAGGCGCTCCTCCTCGGCCAGGGCCTGGGCTTCATTACCATCCGATACAAGCTCTGAAATACCGGAGGCTATTTCCTCGGTGGTTTCTTCTTCTGTAATGCCGGCAGCAACGATCTTCCTTAGTTCCTCGAGCTGTTCCTGCCCAAGATCGCGCAGTTCGGCCAAGGCCCCCTCCATGGCGCCCTCATAAACCTCATTAGTTACTTCTGGGTCGGCGTTGGGGTTATTCTTCTTAAACTCCTCCACGATCAGCGTGGCTAAATTATGCTGAAGAGTCCCGGACGTAGAAAGATCCTCGCTAGCGGCCGCACCGAGAGCACCGGCACCAAGGACTCCAGCGGCAGGTTGATTTGTTCTTTTTGGCTTAGGGGTTTTGTTTCCAGATAAAGACTTTTGGGCCTTGGCCAATAGAGCCGCATCCTCATCGCTCAGAGAAGCACCAGCCCCAAAAGTACTCTGAGCATTTTTGAGTTTGTTTTCTAAGAACAGCTTCTGATCTGTTCGGGCCTCGGAGACAGCTTGTAATCTTGATGCCCGAGAAGTTATGGCTCGATCGGTTCTCTTGGCAATGCCCTTGTCCTTGGACGCGGATACACGGGCCTCTTCTATTTGCTCCGGGGTTGCATCTGGGTTGCTGGTCTTGAATGTTTGAACAGCCTCATCCACACCTCGGGTCGATAGCTCCCGACCCATCTCTGTGTTCTCGGCAAACGCCTTTCGAAAGTCTGCGGCCTTAGTTCTTTTTTCATCCCGATCCTTATAATTATTTGCCACACCGGTGGCCATCTGCCCCATCATACTTGTGGGATCAAACCTTGACGCTACGAGACCAGATAACCCAGCGGCTGATGTTACCGACTTTAGTTGACGAACCTTGTCATCTTTGAAGGCCCCGAGACCACCACTGAGGGAGGAGAAAAGCCCATCTTTCTTTTTTACATCCGTGGCCTTAATTCCGAAGCTAGTCTTTATGCTCTGTGTCAGCCCCAGGAGGGCCTTTGTTAGAATACTACTGTTCTTTATTTCTTCCTGGGACTGCCGAAGCCGCTGTTCATCCAGAGCAATCTGGCGCTGCCTTAAGATATCGGCCTCATCATCCAGATTCCCAAAGCCCGCCAGACCGGCGCCCGTCAAACCGGCGCCCGTTAAAGAGTTGGGGTTTTGCGGTGCTATATCGTCTTGACTATCTGGCGGTCGGTTTGGATTATCTTGGTTCATGCGTTATCCGTTTTGTAATTTTTGTTTTTTCTCTTCAAGATACTGCTTAAGTAAAATCACATATACTTCCCGTTCATAAGGAATCATGCCGTTTAGGTCGCCTAAAGTATAACCATGATGTTTCATGAGGGCAAAGTTCATCTGCAGATGATTCATCAGGTTATCTGAACTTAGGCATACTAAAAAAAATTATTCAGACCCCTCAAGGTTTTTGTATGATCTGTACCACACTTCGGGCACTTCCAATCAAATGTGAGTCTGGTCTCTGGCATCGTATCAAAGAAAGCAGCGAGCTTGTTGTACTGGGACGAGGTGAACTTTTTCACTAGCTTCAGCATAGTCTCTTGGGTCTCCTCGGCGGCGTGGTATTGTTGTTCACCGTCAAAAACGGTTTCTATGCATAGGGCAACACACTTCATTTTTGTGTCTCCCGAATCCCCATCAACGACCAGGGCGGTCATCTCTTCCAGGGATGGATGTTTCATCTTCAGGGCCAAGGTATCAGAAAGTTTCACTGTTGTTTTGTGCTCAGGCGGTGTATACACTTCTACCCTATCTAGTTGGATCGTGATGCCGGTCTGAGCAGAGCATGTCGGGCACGTAATTTCGATAGAAGAATCTTCCCCGATGGATTTCATCCGGATCTGTACGAATAGATATTCCACGTCGAATGCGGTAAGTTTTTCAGTGGCCGACTTTGGTGTAATGCATGACCGGACCACAGCACAAACTGTGTTAATCATGGTGGTAACATCTTCGGATTCATACGCAGCCAAGAGAGACTTTTCTTCCCCCACTAGGAACGGACGGTATGATACCTTTGCTTTGGAAGAGGGGATGGTTGTACTATACGTCGGTGTGGTTACGATATCAAGGATACTCATAATTTATTGGCCTTTGTTAGAGAGAAGTTTGGAAAGTTCTTCAGTGGTACCACTGAAAACAATATTGTTGGTGGTAGTGTTGTTTTGAACCGCCGTAGTGACGCCCGCCGCTGTGACCAGTTTTTGTTCTGCTGCATGAACCGCAAGTATCTTACTATTTAGGTCTGCCATAGTGGACATGAGATTGGCCAGCGAGTCGTATGCTTTCGGGTCCTCGCTTCCCTGGGCCAGGGCCAAGGCCGACTGTAGAGCAACGCCACCCAGATCCAGGATGTTCTTCAGGCTGGTTCGGGCATCAGCTGCATCGGAAACTATAGTTGCTTCCTCGTCGTCTCGAAGCGCAGGAACAAATTCATCCCTGATCGGGCCAACGTTAAAATGTTTAGAGATAGTGTCTGTCATAGACCGTCCAAGTTAGATAATTCTGAGGCCATATTATTTACGTTCGAACTATGCATGCCGACCATGCCGCCTAGTTTGGTCAGAGATTCTGTGGCTGCTGAAGTGGCTCCAGGGAGATTCCCCACAGTCTTCGAGAGAACACCCATGCTTGTATTGATTGCACTCATACTAGCGCCCACACTGGAGAGACCAGATGACACGCCCCCGATTGTGGTAAGTGGGCCCAGCTTGGCGTTTGCTTCACCCAGTCTCTGGCTAATCTTCTGGAACCCTGAGTCTTTGACCCCGAGGGCATCTGCCAAGGCCCCCAGTTGAGTTGTAGTATTTGAAATCGTCACGATGGTACCCTTGAGGGCGGCAACTGGGGCGGTGAGCTCAGTTAGGTTCCTACCAAGTTGAACCAAGTTTCCACCAAAATTATTGAAACCAGTGCCCATCGATTTTGTCAAATTACCCAGAGTACTCCCCACCGAGCCAGAGCCAGGAACGGCAACCGCCCCGAGACCAGAGGATGAAATCGCCTTGGCCGCGGAGTTAGAGCTAGCCAGGATATCGGCCCCGATGATAGGCCCGTTCTGAGCCATGGCAGCACCGACATTCAAGAATGGATTTGGGGGGAGGAAGTCTGAAATATCCGAGAAGCCAGAACCGATACTTGTGGGAAGATTGGTGTTGAATGGGTTCGCGAATGACGCCGCAGACCCAAAGTTGATACCGCCAATAACGCCGGTGCCATTGGCAAGGCCCTCGCTGGCCCGTCCCGGTGTTGGGGGCGCTGGTGGACCCATGCTGGCCTCACTGTTACTCCACCATTTGTACTGAATCATCACATTTACCTTTAGAGGGCTATGATCACTATATGCCAGACTAATATCCGCAATACTCTTGGGGAAGGCTTCGTGGAGGACAACCTTATGTACTTCTTTACCCGAACGATCTTGGACCAGAATAGTGATGGGCTTCACATAGGAAGTATAGTATCCGACTGTTCTAGAATCATTATCAAATACCTTCCGCATCCATTCTCTGAAGTAGGTGCGAGTATCAAAGTCCTGGGTCACATAAAAAGACATCGATATGCCTGGATATGTTACCCCGTAGGCGTACTCTGTAATTTCACCAAAGGCCCGAAGCTCGTTGGTCATAATGTTAAGGCCAGGGAGGGCTGACATCTCGCACTGCATGGAAATAGTTTTTGTATCCTGACCGTCGACGATAGAGGGAAGTATGACAGAAAAATGAGAGGCAGTAACAAGACCCTGTGTCTTTACTAGGCTCCTGAACTCGTTGTATGAGGAATACGACATTAGAATTTACCCTTTGATTCGGACCAGACCCGTGAGGACGATGATTTGTGGAATTGGTGGAACGGTAGCAATGCTGCGGTATGCCATTCCTTTGGCGCTATTTCCATGAAGGGAGTCTTCACATGGCTGAAAAGATACGACTTGATACAAGCCTTTGCAGGGGCGCAGCGGGCCACGTTCTTTATCAGATCCCAGTCATACTTCATCTTTGCCCTGGGGTTGTCTATGTTTGTATTTGATATCTTCAGGAGGGCCTTGAGCAACTCGAAGCGCAATACATAAGGAAGATAGTGAAGATTCAACCCAATGAAATGTGTCGCAGTGCGGTCGTATGGTAGAACAAGAGGAAACGAGTCGTAGTAGGGCAGATCTTCCTTTGTTTTCGGATCATACAAAAAGGCATACATCCGTCCGGGCATCAGCAGGTGGGTGAGATTATTGCTCTCGGACATCATAGAGCTCACAGTCATCTTTCTCATGCTGACGTGCGATATCTTCTCATTGAACCAGGCAGTACTTTTCTTTATCTCATTGGGGTTGATGTGATAAAGCTCAAACGCCGTTGGTTTGCTTTTGGTTGCCATATTAGGTATTCAATTCTTTTTCTGTGAGTAGGATAAATTTGAAGTTGTTCTTCTGGCACCAGGCCTCTGCGGCAACCCATTTTGCTTGGTTGACAGCATAAGTTTTTGTGGCCTCAAATAGTTGTTTCGTTTTTCTCGTGTTCTTTGGGGGGAGCGTCTGGGCATGAGGCTTTATCTCTGCCACGTACCTGGTAATGATCTTGTCGTTATCCTCAATCTCCATAACAAGGTCAGGGAAGTACCGGTGCCATTTCCTATCGACCGGGGAGAAGTAGGGGATCACTAGCTCTTCACTACAGTACTTTAGCACCTGAGGATTCTTGTCGCACCAATTGAACATCTTCACTTCCCACGAACTTCTGGCAATGATGTTTGATGCATCTCCGATATATTTCTCTGGATGCTTGGGAGTCCATAACCTTGGTTTGGGGTGGGCCATACGTGTAAGGGGATAAATATGTATTTATACCTGTAAAGAATTATGGCCACAGCACCAAACAGTACTTTTACCGACTCAAACAGTAAGAAGTACTCGATCCAAAATCTTTCTTATCCCATGGACATTGAGGGTAGCACTCAGTACGGTAGCCACAAGGTCGTGTTCTTTATCAATGTTTCCACAGAGGGTCGTATCGGTAAGGCCGCGGGTGGCAACACGAATTCCACTCTCTATGATGTTCCCAAGGAAGATCAACGGGTCCTGAGCGGTACCGCTGCTGTTGACGGGGCTGCTAAGACATTGGGTGCCGGTATCGAGAATGTCAATAACGCTGCTGGCTCTGCTGGTTCGGTAGTGGGACTCGACACAAAGATGGATGCATCGACCGTTACTTCTATCCAGAATGGCCTTAGCTCACTAAACTCTGGTAATATGAAGAGGCTCACTAGTGCAATCTGTCTCCATATGCCAAATTCTGTCAGATCATCATGGTCTGTATCTTGGGGTGAGGCCGATATTAAGGAACTCTCCGAGGGTATAATCGGCCCAGCTGGAACACAGGCAGCTACTGCGGCTATGGCGGTGGATGGCTTTGGGAACAAGGCTGTAGCCGGCGGCACGACTCTGGCCTCGGCAGCTATTGCTCGCCGGCTAGCCGGTGAAAAATACCTCTCCCGGGCCACAAAGACAACTCAGTCCAACTCGAAATCCGAGCAGCTCTTTCAGGCGGTCGACTTCAGGGAATTCGAGTTCTCCTACTTCTTTTCCCCAAAGAATAGAGATGAGGCAGACAACGTACTGAAGATCATCCGAATGTTTAGGCACCACATGCTCCCGGAATTCAAGGATACCTCACAGTTTATGTTTATCTATCCCTCAGAGTTCAATGTGAAGTATTACTTTGGGGCCGCAGAGAATCCCCACTTGGAAAAACAGATGACAGCTGTGCTCACCCGACTAAACGTGGATTATACTCCCAACGGTCAGTACAATGCCTTTGAGGATGGCATGCCCCAGCAGATCAACATGACTATGACCTTCAAGGAAATCGGCATCGTTACCAAAGAAACCGCTCCGGAATCAGATCAGGGCCTATAATGTACTTCTCAAAATTCCCCAAGATATACTACCAGTTTGAAATCAACGGTAGAACAGAGCTGAAGGTAATTACCGATATTGCCTTCAACACCCGATTCCGTCCGGAGATTCTGGACAACATCGACATCTTCAACGAGTACTTCATCCGGGAGGGGGAGACGCCCGAACTCATCTCTGAGAAACTATACGGCACTCCCCTGTATCACTGGGTCGTGATGTTGGCCAACAACAAATTTGAGGTGGAGGATTTTCCTATTGCCCAGGAACAGCTAGAGGAATATACCTATAGGAAGTACCGTGTTGCCCCGATTCCCCCGAGTACCGTGCAGGAAGATAAATTGATAGTAATCCGCCGTCAGAAAGTATTGTTTGGTAATCCACTCATCTGGGATTACAAGAATCAGGTCTCAAATGCGGGCGATCCTTTTACCCGACCGGTCTCAAACATTGACTATGAGATGGTAATGAATGAGGCCAAAAAGACCATCAGAGTGATTAGCCCCAATCAAATCGGATCCGTGATCGACGAATTCAATAACCTTTTCTTGGTTAACCGGAAGCTCTAATGGAAAAGATTATACAGGCAGGCGAGATAGTTATTGAAGAGTGCATGATCCTGAAACCCGGGGAAGACGGTATCGATGTAACATCACAGCTATCCGCTGTTACACTCTATGAAGATATCTATTCGCCATACATTACGGGCAACATAACTCTACTCGACAACCAAGATATCCCTAATATGATTGGGAGGGGTGGAAGAGATATTCTACGCCTGAAGATGTATACACCCTCGATCAATGAGGATAACTATATCTGGTCGTATTTCCTTATCTATAAGATTGGGGATCGTTTTAGTAGGGCAGCCCGAACACAAGAGTATACTATATTCTTTGCCTCCGAGGAATACTTCTTTGATATCTCCAAAAAGATTAGCCGCACCTATTCGGACCATGCCGATAAGATAGTAGATAACATTCTAAAGAATACCCTGGCTTCTACAAAGAAGTTCAATACATTGGGTGCTGCCAGCCAACTGAAGTATACATCTAACTTCTGGAGCCCATCAACGAACTTCAGGTATATCACCGATCACGCCACGGATAAAACAGGAGTTCCTTCCCTATTGTTCTTTGAGAATAGGTACGGATTTAACCTTTTCTCGATTGATGAGATTATCAAACCAGAGGGCAATCCCCCGATTCAAGTGTTCAGTAACAGTAATTTTTCTATTGACGTGGAGAGTAACAGTGAGAACCAATTGAGCTATGGGCAAGCCACTCGGGATCCTATTAGAGACTACCAGGTAATTCAGGATATCCGAGTTGATTCTATATACAACTTCTTTGATGATTATGCAGCCGGCATGATCAAAACAAAGATGTATAGCCACGATCTGGTAACAAAGAAGTTAAATATCAAAAACTATGAAATGATTCAGGATACTGGGCCCCTATTGAACAACTATAGGCCATATAGGGAGGATATGCTGAAATCAATTGATCCCGTGGTAATGTTGATGACTCAGCATTATGGATCCAATGATATGGGTGATATGTCTGATTATAAGTACAAACAGCAGAGAATCGTGCGGATTCGGCAATTGTATTCTCAGGTGATTGAAATTGATGTGCATGGGCGGACCGACTATACCGTGGGCAAAAAGGTTACGGTATCCGTGTCCAGATTGAAGATGATACTTCCCTCGGATCAACCAGAAGATTATGTGGATAACATCTATTCGGGTGACTATATCATCACTGCTATTACCCATAAGATAACTCGAGCCAAGCACTTTTGTGTTCTCGAATTAAGTAAAAACTCTACCAATCTAAAATAAAATGAAAAGTTCTAATGTTTATTACGGCGTGGTAGAGGAGAGAACCTCGGATCCATTTAAGCTGGGCCGATGCCGGGTGCGTATTGTGGGCGTGCATACCGAGGATCAAACAATCCTGCCGACCAAGGACCTTCCCTGGGCCTACCCGATGATGCCCGTGAACTCTGCCTCGATGAACGGCATAGGTATCAGCCCGACCGGTGTGGTCGAGGGCACCTGGTGTATCTTGATCTTCCGGGACGCGGCATGCCAGCAGCCTATCATCATTGGTACGATCGGAGGTATTCCCGAGGAGGAGATTCCGCCCACAAGTACTGTAGTCGAAACTACTGCTTCTGGAACCACTGTGCTCTCGAGCGGTGATGGGGCACCGGTCACGGATTCCTCGGGAGCCCCTGTGCAAGCTGGGGCCCCGGTTGCGGCTCCTGTTGCACCAAAAGAATTGAAACCAGCCACGGTGGCCGCAAAGAAGCCCGGGGCTATGAAGACGTCCCCTGCTGGCTACGATATGATTATCTTCGAGGAAGGTATTAGTAGCCTGGTGAAGGGCTCGAATAAGGCAATAAAAAAGTATCCGCCCCCTGGTACAATACTCTATGCTTATCTTGATACTAAAAAGATTTGGACTGTTGGCGTAGGTTCTACCTTTATGCTTGATGGCAGCAGAGTTGGTCCGGATACTTTTGTGACAGTCGATGACGCGCGGAAGATGCTGGAATTCCACGTGACCACAAGAGTGGAACGCTCGGTAAACAGGTATCTGAAAGTGCCCGTAACCCAGGATATGTTTGATACTCTGGTCTCTATCGGATACAACACAGGGGCCAGCGGACTACTAAATTCCGAGGCCTTTACCTCATTGAACACCGGCAAGTATGAGGCCGCTGCGGCCCAGATTCCCGGGCTTCTTTCGGGTGGTGGGCTTCGACCTCGCAGGGAGCGGGAGGCCAAACACTTTCTGCGGGGCGGAATTCCCAACCAAGAGAACGGCGTTGATGAGCCCAAGTTTGATATCACTGCCCCTGTGGCAACTGTGGCCCCAGATGCAACAGAGAATCCAGCGGTAAGATCCACGCCAGAAGAGAGAGCAGCCGCGGGTAGAGCTTCTACCCGCGGGACCGACACCGGCAAGGTTACATCCGTCACAAGGACAAGCACCAACTATGGCTTCAAGGATCCAAACAAGAAGTATCCTCTTGCCACTTGGCTGGGCGAACCCGATACCCATAGGCTCGCAAGGCACGAAAGTATTGACAAGACGGTAGTATTCGCGAAGGAGGCCGCCCGGGTTCGGGGCGTGGTCGGGGCCACAAGCAACTGGACGCAGCCACCGATTCCATACAACGCAAAGTATCCATACAACCGCACCCATGTCACAGAGTCTGGCCACGTGGAAGAATGGGACGATACCCCGGGAAACGAAAGAATTCACCGGTATCACAAGGCAGGGACCTATGAGGAGATCGACGTAAACGGATCCAGAGTTACAAGGATCGTGGGGGATGATTACGAGATTCTGGAACGGCATGGCCATCTTCTGATCAAGGGGAACTGCCATGTTACGATCAGGGGAGACAGCAACATCCGTGTGGATAACAACGCCAACATCGAGGTGGGTGGAAACATGCATTCCTCGGTTCATGGCAACTGGGACGTGGGCGTGGGCGGAAGTATTAAGATGAGGGCGGGTGGCGAGATTGCCCTGGACGGAAGCGCGATCCATCTCAACTCTGGTAGAGCTTCGGTTAGCCCTCGGGGTGCTGGGGCTGCCGGGTCTCCTGCCTTCGGTGTGCTTGAAACGCCGTCCCGCCACCAAGAGATTGTTACAAACTACGACTCACCAGAGGATGGCGACAACACAAAGTTCTTGGATGCACAAATAGCCGCGGGTAACATTGCTGCTGAGGATGTGGCCCCGAAGACGGAAGTAGCAGAGGAAGCACCGGCTCCCCTCGCGAAAGTACCATCCAAGCCTGTGCCGGCAGACTGCGAAGACATGGTTCTTCCCTTCACCTCGGGCACACGGCTGTCGCCCAACTACACGATGGGAGACTTTATCCGAGAATCCACAGTATCCCGAGGCATCCCTTCGTCCCCGCAGGCTGGATTTAGCGTGGCAGAACTTGGGTGCAACATGAGATTCATTGCCCTCAACGTGGCCGAGGTGGTGAAGGCAAAGTATCCTAACATGAAGATCAATAGCTGTTACCGGTCTGCCGCGGGGAATGCTAGCACACCCGGTGCCTCCACGACATCCCGGCACATGGCAGGCTTGGCCCTGGATATGGGCTTCATAGGTTTCTCGGCAAGACAAAAATATGAGGCGGCCATAGAGATTCAGAAGATTCTCCCGGACTACGATCAGATCATTCTCGAATACTCTGGCAACTCTATGTGGGTCCACGTGGGACTGAATCGATCCGGGAATCGTCGTAAGATTCTTACCATGGACGTGGGTCGGGGTGGAAAAACCATCCGTGATAAATTTGTTCTTCTACGGTAATAAATAGGGTATGAAAACTGTATACTCCGACATCGATCTTACCTTCGCGGCAAATCCTATCACCGGTGACGTGGGGATTCGCACGAATGAGGCTGCGGTGAAATCCGCCGTAAAGATGCTTGTTCTCACCAACTTCTATGAGAAGCCCTTCCACAGTGAAATAGGCTCCCCGGTGAAGGGTATGCAGTTCGAGAATATCACCCCGATGACGGAAATTGTTCTGAAGGAAGCCCTGTCGGGTCTGATCAGACAATATGAGCCCAGGGTCGATCTTAACAGCATAGAGGTCGACGCCTCTCCTGATAACAACCGTCTGTTCATCAGTATTACATTCACTATCAAAAATACGTTACAGAGAAGTAACCTTGAACTCTCACTCAATCGGACTCGATAAGACATGGCTACCAATAAAAAGATTCAGACTACAGAGCTCGACTTTGATGAGATTGCCACCAATATTAAGACATATTTGTCTGGTCAAGAAGTATTCAAGGACTATAACTTCGAAGGTTCTGCTCTTAGCACACTGATCAGTGTCCTTGCCTACAACACTCATTATGCTGGATTGACCACGAACTTTGCTGTGAACGAGATGTTCATGGACTCGGTTTCAAAGTATTCAAGTGCAGTGTCTCTCGCAAAGATGATGGGATACACCGCCAAGAGCGTTCGGGCTTCGCGGGTCAGAATTGATCTAGTCGTGACCGATCCAGGGCTGGTGCCGGTTCCAATTCTAACGATCCCCACTGGGACCAGATTCAGCACATCGATCAACGGGGTTCTTTATTACTTCAACACTCGGATCGATGTGAGTGCCGAACTTGTTTTGGGCTCCTATTACTTCACGAACATCGAGCTGATCGAGGGCGAACAAAGAACCGTCACGATCCCTGTTACGCCAACTTCTTACTATGTCATCCCCTCGCTTCGGGCCGATATGACTAGCCTCTCGGTAAGAATCCAGGACGGTTCCGAGTTCACAAAATACAATCTGGCCGATGGGGTTCTAACAATCACACCGACCTCGAAGACATTTTTTATTAAGCAGAGAGAAGATCTATACTATGAGGCATCCTTCGGGGACGGCATCATCGGTAAGGCCCTGGTTCCTGGTAACAATGTGGTGATGACCTATACGGACACAAACGGCCCTGGGGCAAATCTTGGGTCTGCGTTCACTTATTCCTCTGGCTTCCGGGGCGATTTGTTCTATGACGCAACGCTGACGGTACCGGGTCAGAATTCTTCGGGTGGTGCAAATCCAGAGTCGCTCGACTCCATCAAGACCAACGCCCCAAGGACCTATATTACTCAGAATCGGGCGGTTACATCATCCGACTATGAAACACTGATTCGCTCGATCAACACGAATATCGAAACAGTCCGAGTCTGGGGCGGGCAGGACAATGTGCCTCCAATCTTTGGTAAGGTTTTTATTGCCATGAAGCCGTTCGGGGGCGAGGTTGTTTCAGAGGCAGAGAAGGCCACGATCCTCAGCAGTATTTTGGACAGCAGAAAAGTTGTTACAGTATCACCAGTCATCGTTGATCCGGAGTATCTGCGGATTCAATTCAACACCCGCGTGTTTTATGATCCCCTAATCGCCAAGTGGAACTCAGGGCAACTTCAGACTATCGTGCGCAACAGCATTATACAATACGGTACTACCCTGAATACATTTGATTCTCAGTTTAGATATTCTACATTGGTGGGCCGAATTGACGCCGCGGATTTTAGCATTACCAGCAATCTATCCACCATTCGAGTTCGGAAACCAGTAAGAGTTCTTTTCAACTCTAATGCTAATTACACCACGATATTCAACAACCCTATTAAGCATAACGTGGGGAATACAACCTTTTGGAGCACTAGGTTCTTCATAGAAACCGTGGTCGATCGCTGTTATATTAAGGATAATGGCCGCGGTATAATAAATGTTTTCTCCGAGGATATCAAGGGTGTGGCCACATTCATCCGCCCGGTTGGGACTATTGATTATGGGAATGGAAGAATAAATATACCACAACTAAACATTTCTGGCTTATATGACGCTGAACTTGAGTTCATGTTTGAGCCAGATGTAAATGACATTGTGCCAAGAAGACAATATATTGTCACGCTTCCGCCAGATCTAACGACTATCAACATAATCGCCAATAAGACATCAGTATGACCTATCTAGCGGCCACAATAGATCGTAGCATCCCTGAAGTAGTTCGGGAAGAATATCCCGCGTTTGTCTCATTTATTCAAGAGTACTACAACTACCTTGAAACTATTAAAGTAGATCTATTCTCCATAAAGGACATTGATCTTGTTGATGACAAGTTTCTAGAGTACTATCGGAGAGATTTTGCCGCTGGAATTCCGGGGTTGGACTCCATTAACATCCGCGAGTTTCTGAGACACGCCAAAGAGTTCTATGCTTCCCGGGGTTCACCAGAATCCTTTGCATATCTATACCGTGTTATCTTTAATGAGGAAATTTCATTCGAGTATCCCGGTGATAACATGCTCCGGACCTCAGCGGGTCTATGGGAGCAAGAGTATTTCATCGAGGCCAATCTGCAGTTTGGGACATATGACCCGTTGCGGCCGGTGTACTACGAGATCAAAAAGGATGGAATTAGATATTCCCTTTTGCCCATTAGGCATGAGATAGTCGGAAATACTTTAAGACTCTATGTTAGATCATTAACTCAGTATGACCCAACAGGTATACTAATTCAGCAGGATGGTGCAGGGGCTATCTCGTATTCAGCAAATCATATTGAATGCGTCTCTGCTATTGATATTGCAGCCGGTGGGGCCGCTTGGCAGATCGGGAGTTTGATAATTATCCCCGGGTCCGATCGTGATACCTTTGCCCGAGTAACGAGAGTAAATAGAAGAGGTTCTATTCTTGGTATAGAAGTTATTAGCTTCGGGATGTATCATAATACGGGCCAACAGTTTATTATATCCCCCTACAAATATAAGCCGTTTGGGACAAAGTACAATTACTCTATAAGCGGCACAGGGCCTTATGCCCACAGCCTAACATTTGACGATATAGTATACGACATTTATGAAAATGTCAGTGCTGGATTGGATATCAATGACTATACAGTGCCAGAGCCATATGTACTCCAAGGATACTTTGGAGTTGGTCAAATCTTGGCTAGTGAATCCGCCGAGCTGATAGAAGATGTTACCGATTTTGATCCCGGTGGTATCTCGTTGGATGATTGGTTAGAATCGCGGGCCACCCTGAGGCTTGTCTATAGTCTTTCTGCTAAAAACAAAGGGGTTTGGAAGAACGAAGATGGTCAGCTATCCAATGATGTTTATCGACTCCAGGATAACTTCTATTACCAAGCCTTCTCATATATTATTTCATCCCGTGTTAACAATGCGTTGCAGGATAGAATGATCAATCTGGCCCACCCGGCTGGTATGAAGTACTTTAAAAAATTAGCTCTCCGGACAGACATCGATTTTGCTGCGGTTGTATCTAGAATTATCAGTAAGGATAGTATTAATCTATTTGATGTATTCTTCTCTTCTGATACTGTTGCTCTATCTACATCAAAGCCAGTGGCCGATACCTTTACTCCCGCGGAATTAACCGTACTTCGGGCGTTCACAAAGATACTATCAGATTCGATTGCTGCCACAGAGACTCTCCGATTGTTCAATATGAACAAGGTTCTCGGGGATAATCTATCAGTCACAGAATCCCTGATAAATAAAACATTAGGTAAGATCTTATCCGATAATTTCACCCACACGGAAACATTATCGAAGAATATTACAAAACCAGGTTTTGGGGAGACTCAGACTATAAATGATGGAAGTTCATTTACGCTAGTAAATCCCTATATCACAGGAACTAGTAATACATATTGGGTAACCGGTTACACATCAACAGACATTCAAACTTTGGAAATAACATGATAAACGAAACATTTAAAGCAGTTGGTACCCTAAGAATTGTTCTTACGGATGAAAATGGTAATGTTAAGGTCGATCGGACCGAGAACAACATTATCACCACCGTGGGTAGAACTTATATTGCCCAACGAATTACATCGGGCTCACCGGCGCTGATGGGATGGATGGCAGTTGGAACTTCTGCAGCTGCAGAAGCGGCTGGTAACACTCAATTGGGCTCTGAGATTGTGGGTGGTCGGGCGGTGGCTACTCCATCCAACACGGCAAACGTTGCCAACTTTGCTGCCACGTTTGGTGCTGGCGCTGGCACCGGGGCTATTGTGGAGGCGGGTATCTTCAATGCCTCGGCTATCAACTCTGGCGTTATGTTGAATCGGGTCACGTTTGCTGTTGTTAACAAAGGCGCCCTGGACACTCTTGCTATCTCTTGGAACATCACTGTAGCTTAATATGGCCATTGTAACTTTGCCCGGCGCGGCTATTTCGGCCGCATCCGATCTTGTGGATAATATCCAACTGAATAGGGAGATTTACCATCTCTATTTTGGGAAGATTGATAGTTGGACATCCCCATCGGATATCCCTGATGTCTATACCTCAACATTGGTTACCGAGCGGGAAGTTCGAAATAACATGGCTTATTTCCGGCGGGTGATGCCAGGTGAAGTTTCATTATGCGCAATCAGAAATGAATGGGCGATTGCACCAAACAATAAAGTGTACACGCAATGGGATGATACTATGCCCAACAGTGTTACGGATTATCACGTAGTAAACTCCAACTTCGAGGTATACAAATGCCTTGATAACAACAATGGAGCCTTATCTACAATCGAGCCCGTGGGCAGATTCTATACCCCGATAAAACTTCTGGACGGTTATATCTGGAAGTATCTTTTTACTATCCCAGTGGCCAAACGAAAGAGGTTCAATAGCTTTGATAGGATGCCAGTCCAGGTCGCTTTATCCGATACCTTCTATAGCCAGGGCGCTATTGGGCGCGTTAGTATTCTTGCTAATGGCACAGGATATCCGAATCTACAGATTACCAATTTGAATGTTAGTGGAGCTTCTTCTGGTTCAGGGTTAGTCGCAACAGTTACAGCAATCAGTGGTTCTGGTGGTATTACTGCGATCTCTGTGACAAACGGCGGTTCTGGCTATACAAGTGCTTTGTTTACTATTGCTGGCGTCGGAACAGGGGCTGTTATAGAGCCCATTCTGTCGTCTGGTGTAATTACGGGCTTTACTATTGTTACCCCCGGTTTTAATTACTCTGTAACTAATGCTATTACCTCCAGCGTGGGCGGTGCCATATTGTTACCCGTGATAGATCCTATTACAGGTACTATCCTTTCGGTTAAGATTGTTGATAGTGGCTCTGGGTACACTGCAGCACCAACTATATCAATCTCTATTCTCCCAGGATATGCAGCTGGTATAGGCAAGTATGTTGGTAACGGCAGTGCCCTAATCGTGGCAAACATGCTGAATGGCAGAATTGATACAGTTTCAATAAACGACCCGGGCCTTAATTATCTAGCCGATAGTGCAACATCAATTACGGTTATTGGTGATGGTTCAGGCGCGGAATTGGTGCCGGTTATAACCGCCTCTGGTGCAATTGCCGAGATTTTTATTAAATCGGGCGGGGTTGGTTATACCTATGCTAATGCTATTGTCTCCGGCGTTGGTGGCTCAGGTGCTATTGTTTCTATAATTCTAAACGATTCGGATATTATCTCTGATCAGTCTATCGTGGAACAATCTGCCTTGGATGGGGGAATTCATCTTATTGTGGTCTCTGATGCGGGCGCTGCTTATACCACCTTTGCTACAGTAACTATCACCGGTGATGGCACTGGCTGTACTGCTTCCGCAATCGTGCAGCAGGGTGCTATTATCAAAATCAATATTGACAATCCCGGCTCTGGATACACCTGGGCTGAGGCTACTATTACCGATTCAGGGAGAAGTGATCCCGGCAATATTCTTCCATTGGCAATTGCCCGAGTAGTTATTTCACCCGCGGGCGGCCATGGCCGCAACGCAGTTAATGAACTTCGAGTTGATTCGGTTTGTATCTCATCCATCCTCCAAGATATCCCAGAGTTCACACTGATCGCCCAGGATTTTAGGCAATATGGTTTGATTAAAAATGTGCGCCAATTCAATACGAATAGGAAGCTTACAGCCGTTAGCAGTTATGAAGCTATCATAACTACATTTGATAGTACCGTGGGTCTAGCCGCTGATATGGTGATCGAGAACAACACCGCATCATTTAAGGTTATCTATATCTCTGGTACCACTGTGCATCTATTGCCACTGGGAAGAAAACCTATATCACCTATTGGAATTCTCCGAACATTGGATGGTGTGACTTCTTGGGCGTGTTCGGGTATTTTGACCTACCCAACCACAGATCGCTACACCGGTAATCTACTTTTTGTCAGCAACGAAGTTCCATTCACCCTGGACGAAATCCAAGGTATAAATATCAAGACATATTTGAGATACTGAGAATAAAGAACAAAACATGAATAGCTACTCATTCAGCCCCTATTTTGATGACTTTGATCCAAAGAAGAATTTCCACAAAATTCTTTTTAAGCCCGGGTTCGCTGTTCAAGCTCGGGAGTTGACGCAACTCCAAACGATTATCCAAGAACAGATCAAGCGCTTCGGGGACCATATCTTTAAAGAAGGTTCTGTTGTATATGGTGGTAAAACCGCTATTGATCGTGACGTGGTTTTTGTTAAACTAGAGCCGACATTTGGTGGCGGTCAAATCGATCTGTCCTTCTTTGCGGGCGCAACAATCCAAAACGGCAACGGTGTTAGGGCCGTGGTTCTAGCTACCACACGAAATGTAACCGTTAACTCGATTCTCGAGCCAGATACACTTTTCATTAAGTACATCAGTGGCTCGGCTGGTCTGCTATCCAATAATTTTGTGGCTGGCGAACTATTAACTTGCCTGACAGCAGATGGACTTCTGAATACATCCGACAACTTTAAGTGCACCGTTGCAGCTGCCACCCCAACCGGGAAGAGCATCTTAGTAAATCTATCCGAGGGTATCTTTTATACTGGTGGGCAATTTGTTTATACCGAGGCTCAAACGGCCATTATGGACAAATACGGTACAGTTGCTCATGGCCGCGTAGTCCTAGAAGCTATTGAGACTGTGGTTACATCCGACGATGATGACTCTCTATTGGATCCAGCAAATGGATCTTATAACTATGCTGCACCCGGGGCCGATCGGGTAAAAATCGAACTGAATCTTCAGGTCAGAGATATTAATTTCGAACCTACAGAGAAATTCTTAGAACTAATGCGGTACAGTAATAATGTACTGGCTATTCAATCAGAGTTTGCTCAGTACTCAGAACTAGAAAAAACTATCGCCCGTAGAACCTTTGATGAGTCGGGCAATTATATTACTAGCGGTTTGGTGGTTGGGGCTTCGCCCCATCTTAAAACAACCCAGGATGAGGGTGGTGTCTGGACTGAATTACAGGGTGGTGACCCGGAGAAGATGGCCATTACTATAACACCTGGTAAGGCATATGTAAAAGGATTCGAGATATCTAAAATCGCTCAGTCCAATATTACTGTTGATCGGGCCCGCACACCTGCGCACATTAGAACTATTCTGAATGCCACAGCGACCGTTGAATACGGCCAATATATCCTCGTGACTAATATGTTTGGTTTCCCGAACATCTCCAACTATCAAACGATTGAGTTTTTTGATAGTTCTGCATCTTCGGGTGGTACATTGCTCGGGTCTGCCCGCGTGATTGGAGCTAAATTGTTCAGTGGTGATGCTGAAACCACATCTGCCGTATATGCTCTATACATTATGGAT